CGACGACGACGACGCCACCAACGACGACGACGCCACCAACGACGACGACGACGCCACCAACGACGACGACGCCACCAACGACGACGACGACGCCACCAACGACGACGACGCCACCAACGACGACGACGCCACCAACGACGACGCGCCATTGACAACCGCTGCTTTACTACGCGCCGTCGCGCTGAATCGTAAAACCAATCGTAACACTGCTAAAACACGCAAAAACACTGCTAAAATTGCTCCGCGCACTATCGCTCAATTACGCAATGACCTTGCTAAAATGGACTCCCCCGCGATGATGCTTCCCGTCGCTTCTATCTCTGTCACGGATTTACCTGTCTATTTGACCATTGACGGCAAAATGCACCATTACGCTAACGAACAACGCGCTTGCACCCTGGTTCGTAAAATCCTTCGCGCTTGTGATGATACGACGGTTAATGGCGGCAGCATCTTCGCAGACGGCAAAGCCATCGGTGTTACTCCAGCAACGTCTGCTTACTCTATATATAATCGCGCGTTGGGAACTAAACGGGGGAATGTTTGGACTAACGTACTCAACGTGGTAAAAACGGCCACGGGCAACGCTAGTAAGATCGTTAAACCCTGGACTAACGCGACGAACGCGACTCATATTGCCGCAATGTCGCTGGATGCCACACGCTGCTTGCATACGATCCCTTCGTATGTACTCGACGCTGATCTTGATTATTATGAAAATGCGCTCGTGACATACTGCCTTGAAACGCTCAAAAACGACTTTGACGCCGAAACGATGGAAAACGCCAAGTACGCGCTGACCTACGCGAAATTACAACGTAAAATCGCAAAACTCGCCGCCGTTACACCTAGCATCGAAACAAACGACTAAATAACATGAGACGCGCCTTATGGTGCGTTGTGTTTTTCTGCATATACTCTTTTTTGATTGTGCGCGGAAAAATGCGACACCCCAACATCGCGTAAACAATACGTTTTTAAATAAAACGCATAAAAGATGAAATAAAGCTTCCCCTATCCGCCCTTATGCCCTATTGTCTTTTCATCGTTAGGGAAACACACAAACCGATTCGCGCACAACGCGAATCACTACGCTGGGAAACACAATGACCTTCTTAAAAAACCTAGATTTCGTCTCTTGCATCGTCTTTGGTTCCGCGTTCGCAGCGATCTCTTTGGGCGTCGCTTCAATCGTTTGGTTCGCTCAAACCTTCGCGGTCATCTTCTAAAAAAACCGCACACAACGCACAATCTAGGGAAACACACAAACCGATTCGCGCACAACGCGAATCACTACGCTAGGGAATACAATGACCTATCTTTCCTCATTCGCACTCTTAATCGTTTCGGCCATAATCGCCGCTATCGTTGCTCTTTTCGTCACACGCTACCCGACTATTACAATCACTGTTTGTGCGCCCGAGAGCACCGTTAAAACTCTCACCTTCCTCTCTAAAAACGATGCGCTATCGTATCTTCGCCACATATCGAGAATGACAACCGCAATAACGCAAACACACGCACACACAGCTTGTACCTACAATACCATTGAGATCAATCACGTTGATTGTGTTATCTCTGGTTACGATGCTCGCGCTTTGTTTGGTGCCTTGTGATTATTAAAACGACTATGAAGCGCGCGCTGAATGATGCTGAAAATGACGCGTCTACATGCTTTATCATCACACACAATGGGATAGGCGCGTACACTGTAAAAACAATTGGCTTCGCGTACTCCTCGCGCTGGTTTACCTTGGAAACAAATAAAACAGCAGAAACCTCGCTCGATTGTGTTGATCTGATCGTTGCTTATGCTAAAGCCGTCGCGCAATTCGACGAAACGCATACTATTCTTGTTTGTTTGTCCTATACCACATCATTGAGCCGCGTTATCACTGCGCTTAAAGCCTTACTTGGGTTGCCATCATGAGTGTTAAGTTTGATTTCCGTTTCGTTCCTCAAGTATCGCACAAGACAACCGAACGCTATAAAATGCTCTAAAAATACACAAACCAACTAAAACGTAACCCAACATGCTTAAGGTGTGTTGGGTTTTTTGCGTTTATGCTCGTTTATCATGCGCGCCTCGTATGCCCTAACCATGCGCAAACAAAAGCCGCGCGATACGCGCGCGCTATTGCCCCAAATAACGCGCCTGCCCCCTACGTTGTACCTTGCATCCTCCTTGCTCTTTAACGTGCTCCCATGCGGGTTTTCTGCGCTTGTTCGTCTTCTCTCCTCCTGTGCCCATTCCTAACATAACTATGCGTGCTCGTATGGTGTCGTATGCAATTATGCGCTGTTCGACTCCTTACATGCCCTCTCGCCCCGCTGCCGCGTTGACCATCTCACAGACCCCCCGCAGCTTGAGTATCGCAGGTAGTCTGCCGCCGAATTTTGTGATGTGAGTGATGCAGGTATGCTGTCTGTTGCTTTGGTAGGTTGTCTGTTGCTTTGGTAGGTTGTCTGTTGCTTTAGACGGTAGGAATACCGGGTTCGCTTGCGACGTGCGACAGGAAGCGTTTGCGTTGTCTGGGAGGGCTTACGAGGTGCATGACAGAGTATTTCGGCATATCTGCGGGCATTGGTCCCTTCCCAGAATAGGTCGTACCGTGCAGAACGCGCGTCTGGGAGTGATCTTTGTAATGGATGCGATGGTAGTTGCTATTCCCGGCGATGACGAGCATGTCACCGTTCGTGCCGATCACATCCTTGGCATAATCGACAGCCTCCCCCCCCAGAGGTTGAAGGTCTTTGTGATCGTTCCATGACCGAAATTACAGATCAAGATCGTGAAGGCCATTGTGCGCTCCTCATAAATGACGCTACGCGCCGCTATTGTTAAACGTGATTAACACGCACAAACACTATATGTGTTATTATGCCCTACTGTCTATAAAAAAATAAGATGTTAAAAACATTAGAGAGTGTAGAGTGTGAATGTAGGTCTTTCTTGTTTGTGCGCTGAGAGTATGTGTTTTTTATCTAGCGGGAAGAACAGGTCGCATTTGTAATTCCCTGGTATGACAGAGATGAGAGCTTGTGTGAGTTTTGTGCTTTTAAGTGCTTGTTTGTAAATATCCGCGCCACCGATGACGAAGATGCGTTTTTTTAGTTTGCTTGCTTCGTAGAGAGCGGCTTCAAAGTTACGTTTTACTATTGCGCCTTTTGCGTAATTGAGTTGTCTTGAGATAATGATATTATTTCTTTTTGGTAGAGGTCTAAATTTCTCTGGGAGAGAGTCCCAAGTTTTCCTTCCCATGATAACGGTTTCATTTTCTGTAAGGTATTTGAAGTGTTCTATGTCTTCGGGACAATGCCAAGGTATTTTACCTTGTCTCGCCATCCCCATATTCTCGTCAACGGCAGCTATGAGAACGAAGTGTCTATGTAGCGTCATTTATCTTTCTCTGCTGTAGCTTCGACCCACCGCATAGCTTCTTTCTTTGCGTTCTTATAGTCCTTCTTTTCAAACATTTTGAAGTAGCCGTTTTTTGCTTCTGCGTAGTATGACGCGACCTTCCAGCGATAGTTATCATCCTGTGCGTAGTTGGAAAGCACAGATCCTAAAGTAGCATCACCATCTCGTAGATACCAAGTAGTGCCGTCTGCTTTCTCGTTGCCGTATTGGCCTAAGCTCCACTTCATTATTCAGCTCTCCACTGCTCGTGCCATGAGAATTGCGTTGTAGGGAATAACGCAATCGAACAAGGTGTTCCCGAAAGACAGCGTTGTTTTGATTTCTGTTTGGCCTAGAAGCAGCTCTCCGGCGAACCGCTTGCTAAGGTGTAGTTGTACTATTTTGTGTTTATATAGGTTCTCCGGTATGCGCACACCTTCTGAGGAAGGTATTATAAGCACAGCAGTTTTACCATCCTCCAATAGCGACTCTACTGCTTTCTTTACTTCCCGCTCTTGCTTTGTAGGTAATCTTAAAGCCGTCATATTTTGTCCTTATAGCTAAACACGTCGCCTCCGAAGTATTCGTTTCTTGTTCTTTCTTAGATTGCTATTTTGAAGCTCATTTTACTTCTATATTTGTAGCCCTGCGTGCGCGTCTGCGTGTGGTCCCATTCCCAGAAGGACTTATGTTTAGAGATAATCTCTGGGAATGGATACGGCTCTAGTGAGAGCAGTTGTTTCGCGCCTTCTATGTGGTTCTTATAAACGTGGGCATCTGCGAGGAACCCCACAAGCTCCCCTTCCTCTAGATTTAGTTCTCGCGCGAAGAGATGAAGAAGCAACGCATGCGAAGCAATATCAAAAGGCAAACCTAGAATAACATCAGAGCTTCTTTGCGACCAAAGTAGGTTTAGTCTTCCGCCTACGACGGTGAATTGTATATTGAAGCAGCAGCTTGGTATCGACATTTGATGCTTCTGGGAAGGATTCCACGCGGTTATTAGAATGCGCCTTGAATCCGGCATTTCTCTTAGATCCTTGAGTGCTTGTTTTATTTGATCGACACCTCCCAGTGAAAGATGCTGCTCGTCCTCCCCATAAGGGGCACCGTCTGTGTATTCCAGACCGAATCTACGCCACTGATACCCGTAGATTGCCCCCAGGTCTTTGTTGTCGCGCATCGCTTCTTTAGTCTGCGAGCTATGCCCATAAGCGACTACTTGAGGATTCGCCCATTCATCCCATATTTTGCAACCGCGCGCTTGATACCAAGATTTGTCTGTTATGCCTTTTAAGAAGCCTTCTAGCTCTACGCGTATAGGTTTAAAAGGAATCCTTCTTTGCGTAACAAGCGGGAAGCCTTCGGCCATATCATGCCTGAACAGTACCCCTGTCCTTACGACAGTTCCTATCCCTATTCTATCTAGCTTCTCCGTGCCGCTTAGTGCATATTTAAGGACTTCGATGTAATTCATTATTCTCTCTCAGTAAGGGTACAAGGGCATTAAATCTCTAAAATGCCTAACCGTAATTGTAGCTTCGCGGTGCGCTTGTGAACAGATTATAATGTCACTCTCCTCTATAGTTTTGACTCCGCGCATTCCTTTAACGTGTATGTGCTTCGTACTCTTCGCGCCAAGCTCATAAGCCCAATCCATACACCGACCACAAGGCACAAAGTTTAAACGCTCCGCCGCCACGAATAAAACCACCGCAGACGCTCCTCCTGCCGCGACCATATTGAAGAGGGCCACCATCTCCGCGTGAGGGTCCGTTATGTTAAACCTGTGCTTTATGTTAGTTCCTATGAAGACGTTTCCTTCGTCATCCATAACCGCGCAACCCACCGAAGTATGCTTGCCTGCTTTAGGCGAATAAGACCGCTCCCTCACCTCCCAGGCTCTCTCTGAAAGCTCCAGAAACTCCGCATGCGAACAAAGGTCTTCTAACTCCGCTTCCGAAAGATGCTCCGATTTAAGCTCTATGTTCATGTTTTTGTGCTCCCCCTCTGTGTTGCGTTTTTTATTCTATCACAGATGCCCTTTTTGCTCAATGAAGCTCTGGTTTAAAAACGACGTTTTTGGGGTAAGATCGTGATGTGCTTAATTCTAGGTGAAAGGAGTTTCCGTGCCCGAGCAAGAAGACCTCATGCGTAGTTTGGATCGTCTCGTAACAGCAGTTGAAGGCATCGAGAAGCAACAACAGGAGTTAAAGGACCAACAGGCTGCTTTGAGCACCACGTTGACGACCTTCACTCTTAAATTCGCTTCGCTTGAACAGAGCTTCAATATGATGGCCGACCAAACGCTCCCGCCGATGAAGACCGGCGTAAGCAGAAATAAATCCGATATTACGGATTTACGCGCGCTCGTCGCGGACGCCATGAATAAAGCGGAGCATTTAGAGGATCATTACACCCGAACATCTGAGTCCGTTGTAAATCTCACCACGCAGGTCACTGAAGTTAAGAGTTATATCTGGAAGGCTATGGGCGTGATCTCCGCCGTGGTCTTCTTTGTGAGCCTATTCGCCTCACCTCTCCTCAAGAGCGCACTGGGGGATTCTCCTAAAACCCGCCCCATTGAGATCACCTTGGTTCAAAAGGACGCATCTTCTCCTCATGTCGTCACGTCGCCCTCATCCTCTCCGAGGTCAATAACGGCGCAACCATGATCTTGGTACGCGCTTCACGGTCTTCCCCAGAACACCTTTACGGTTGATCCTCACGAGCGCGTTGCTACCTGAAAAATGAGAGACAAAGACCCGCTGAGTACCTCCGCCGGGATAATCTAAAAACGCCCTAAAAGCGGCGTTTTCTATCGAATCCCCAAGCTCCGCTTCAAGCATAAAGAGCCTCTGAAATTCACCCTCCTCCAAAGCACGCCGCGCGAAGCGATCTGCAAGCGCGTTTCCGGGTAAACCCGCGTGCGCCGGAATCCATTTTAAAGATCCCCTTTTTAGAGTATCTTTTGCGATCTTCAGTGCTCGTTTTGAGTCTGTGTATATTTCTTTATTGCCTGCGTAGATTTGCTCTGCTTTGTGTATAGCAGCTACTTCGGCATCAATAGAGTTACCTATTTGTATTCTGTCCGCGTGGACTACCCAAAAGTCTACGGAAGCGCACACTACCACAATTCCAGCAGCACCTTCCTTATAACTGGCGTCTGTGTAGATAACCCGCATCTATTAGCCTTTATTCTGGGGATGTGTATTTATTTTCTTCATTTTTACTCTTCTTTTCTGTGTTTATATCACATATACTGTCTGGGAAGAACCTAATAGGCGTCTTAAACTTATACGAGTCTCGTAGAGGCTCCTGTCTTCTTGTATTTGTTTTTAAGTGTTATTTTAGTTTTGCTCCTCCCCCCAGATTATTCTTGGCAAACGGGCTTCTGTCTACTCAAAATAAGCGGACCTACCGAGCTTGGTTGGCGACCTCGACCCCCTGAAGGAATCTCATCCGATGTCTAAATTTTTCGGCGCAGCATTACATCTTCGGGCGATCCTTAAGGATATTCCCTGGGCCACCCGCAGCGAGCATCTTTGGGGTGATAACGCGCTTCAGATCCTCGAGGATAAGTACTACAAGCCCCGCGTCGTCTCCCCGCTTGTGCGCGTCGAAGAAGAGGGCATTCCTGGCTGGCTTCAACGCAGCATCCCCGCCGATCCCGATAACGTCGCTTATGAAATTGAATCCTCCCCAGATGACGTGTTTACGCGCATGGTCGGGGCGTGGACCTATCACGGCTGGAAGATGGGCTACTTTCACTCTGAGGATATGGCGCGCACCTATTTTGAGGATATGAAGGGCATCCTCGCTTTCCAAATCGGCGCACCTAATAGCCCTCAATGGTTCAACACTGGGAGACATTGGGCTTACGGCATCCAAGGAGACAGCGATAATCACTGGCGTTGCGACCCCCTCACCGGAGAGATCATTAAGCAGCGCGATATTTACGAGCACCCCCAAGTGAGCGCCTGCTTCGTCACGGGCGTTGAAGATAACCTCGTTGGCAAAGATGGCATATTTCACTTCATTCATAAGGAGGCGACGCTCTTTCAACAGGGTTCTGGTTCTGGAGCCAACTTCACGAATTGGCGCGAAGAGAACGCGATCCTCTCTAAAGGCGGCGTAACCTCTGGGCTCCTCTCTCATCTCAAGGTTGTTGACCACGCCGCAGGTGCCGTTCGCTCTGGAGGAGGAACACGCCGCGCGGCCAAAATCGCCTCTCTAGATGCGGACCATAAGGACATCCACAGCTTCATCTCCTGCAAGAGTCGCGAGGAAGATAAAGTCGCCGCGATGATCGTTGGTTCTCGCATCATCCGGCAGGTTCTAGACGGCCATCTCTCCGGCGTCTACATCCCTCCCCAGGTCATCCGACGCGAGAAAGTCCTCGGCCGAAAGTTTCCTCTTTATGATGAAGGTTGGGAGAGTGCTCCCTACGAGACAGTCGCCTACCAAAACACGAACCATTCTGTCCGCGTCACCGACGACTTTATGGAGCGTGCAGCCAAGGGCGAGTCGTGGACCCTCTACCCTCAAAAAGTGGGCGAAGAGGTCGAGTCCAACGCCGATAAAATCCTCGAAGAGATAGCTATAGAAGCCTGGGCATGTGGCGATCCTGGCATACAATTCCACGATAAGATCAACAAGTATAATGGCTGCGTTAAAACGGAGAAGATTGTAGCGTCTAATCCTTGCGCTGAGTATAACGGCTTAAATGATACCTCATGCAATCTCGCTTCTATGAGATTGACCGCCTTTTATAATATAAACACCGGTGTTTTTGATTATGATCTCTTTAAGTACGTAGTTTTTCTATGGACGCTTACTCTAGACATATCAGGCATGATGGCATCATTCCCTGATCCTAAGATCGCGCGTAAAACCTGGGAGTACCGTGCTTTAGGTTTGGGTTATGGCGACCTTGGCGGTCTTCTTCTGCGTATGTGCGTCCCATACCAGAGCGAAGAAGGTCGCGCGATTATGTCTCGCATTACGGGTATTATGACCGCGTTTGCTTATGAGGCTTCTGCCCTTCTAGCTGCGGATCTAGGATCTTTCCCGCAGTACGAGGCTAATAAAGAAGGCATGCTTGCTGTTGTTGAGCTGCACGCGCGCTTCCATGAAAAGTTTTGCTCTAAAGATACCGTATATTACTCCTGGCGCTCTCTCCTCGCTCTTATTTCTAAATACGGTCTTCGTAACAGCCAACTTACAAACATCGCGCCTACAGGAACCATTGGTTTTGTTATGGGCTGCGACACCACAGGGTGTGAGATTGCCTTCAGGCTCTTAACGCTCAAATATCTTGCTGGGGGCGGCTTCCTTGAAGTAGCTGTTGAAGCTATACCGCTCGTTTTAGCTCAGTTAGGTTACACTGCCGAAAATGTAGAGGCTATAACGTCCTGGCTTTCACGAACGGACGAAGACGGCAAGATCATAAACGCTACGCTTAAGGAATGCCCCTTCCTCCAAGACGCGCATAAGCCTATTTTCGCGACCGCTAAAGAGATCACCCCTGAAGCTCATGTCTTGGCCCTCGGCGCGATCTCTCCTCTCGTCAGCGGTGGCGTCTCTAAGACCGTAAATGTGCCTAAAGACGCGACCCCCCAAGACATCCGTGCGATCTATACGCTCGCGTGGTCGCTTGAAGGTGTCCGAGCGATTTCTGTTTACCGGGAAGGCTCTAAGCTCTCTGATATTTATGACCGCCTGGAAACCCCTCCCCAGATAGACACCGTGGTCCCCACCAGAACACGCCTTCCTGAAGAGTGCCCCTCTCGTAAGTTCGTGCTCGCGCTTGGTGGGCATAAAGTCTACATGCACACCGGAGAGTATGAGGACGGCCGCCTTGCCGAGATTTTCCTTTCTACGGCTGCTCCTGGCGGGACTCTCACAGGTCTTCTTCGCACATGGGCGATTACCTTGAGCCTCGGTCTACAGCACGGCATTCCGCTCTCCTCCTACGCGCACACCTTGAAGGGCTCCGAATTTGAACCTCGCGGGATCGTCACGAGCAACGGCTCTACAGATGTCCGCTTCGCTTCGTCGATTATTGACCTCGTGCTTCGCGTCCTTGAGCACCATTACGGGGAGGGGTCTGATCGCCCCGCTGATGCCCCAAAAATCCTGCCATCCGCCCCGGCCACGCGACCCAACGCGGCGAGCAGTACGTCATTTTTGCCTAACCCTTGCTCGCTGTGTGGCGCGTTTACTCTCGTTCCTACAGGGTCTTGCTCCTATTGCGTGACGTGCAACGAAAGCTCCGGTTGTAGCTGATTTTTATTATTTTTCGGAATCTCCTCAGAATGAGGATCAAAATGTCTGCGATAAGAAGCATGACTTCTCCCGCATAAGAGAGGCTTTAGCTTGCGTACAGGACTTGCGGTACGGCGCTTAATTCGCGTCTTTTCGCATCTTACCTTTGAGCGCGATTGCAGAATTTGCATCCATGCGCGCCTCTCTCAATAACCGAATCGCGAAGTGTATATTGGCGGGTATCGTCGCCATCAGCGCCGCCTTCGTTCCTTTTAAAACCGCAGATGTTCTATCCGCGCAATCAGGCGCGTTTTCCAAAATCACTTTCTTAAACGCTTCCCATCCTTCTGGGAGCTGATAGATCAAATCTTCGCGGACCTTCCCGGTCCATAGCTGGTAGTCGAGCACAATCTGCGCGTATCTGTGCGCTGCGTTCGAGACTTCATCCATCTTTTGTATCTGGTCTGCGTCAGCTCTTTGAGAATGAAAAAGTAAATCTAAATCGTAATCTGCGTTTTGTGCTTTGCTCATTTTACGCGATTCGTCCTCTTTTGGTGCTACGATTATATAGGACGAAGCCTCTATAAAGAAGGACGCAATGAATACAGAATCTCCCCCCTTCTCTACAGAAGACGAAGCTCGAAATATGAGCGCGCAGCTCCACGAAAAAAAGCGAATCTCTGAAAAGGAGCTTCGCAAGGTTGCCGCAAAGGCTTTCCAGTTTTGCCAAATGGCTACAGGCATCACTTTTAGGCCCTATCAAGCAGATCCCGCGAAACGGCTTGTATGGTCGATCCTCAGCGAAGATGCCGAGGAGCTGACCATGATTTTCTCGCGCCAATCTGGGAAGTGTTTAGCGCGAGACACGCCTGTCCTTATGAGCGACGCCACCATCAAACCCTCCCAGGACATCGAAGAGGGCGATCTCCTCATGGGCGCAGAATCCTATCCGCGTCGTGTCCTCTCTCTCTCTCGTGGTCGCGAAAAGATGGTCCGTGTCATTGCTAAAGATCAGGGCTTCTCGGATTATGAAGTCAACCGCTCGCACATCCTCACGCTCTACTCCATCAAAGAAAAGAAGCTCGTAGACATCCCCGTTGAAGAGTTCCTTCGCGTTCCCTACGTACGCAGTACAAAATGGTATCGAGGTGTTCGTCGTCCAATATCTTTACCTCATAGGCCAATCCCCCATGACGCTTATGAGATTGGCCTCGGCATCGTTTACGGTTTCACCACGGAAGCTATCCGAGACTATCTCGTATCCGCAGGTGTTCGTGCGCAGCCGCATATACCCGATATTTATCTTAGGAATAATACTTCGGTTCGCTTAGGAGTGCTCGCAGGTATATTAGATTACGCAAAATCCTGGCATCTTAAAGGTTTGGTCGAGAAGCACGTCATCGAGGTCCACCTTGAGAGCACGCGTCTTGTTGAAGACATCGTGTGGCTTTGCGCTTCCCTTGGTCTTCGCGCATCTCCTCAAGAAGCCTTCGCTGGGGAAAGGTCTTTTTGGACCGTCACGATTTCCGGCGCGATATGGAGAATCCCGACAAAGCTGCGATCTCTCCCTCGAATAAAATTCGAGCTTGTAGAAGAACCCTCTCATTATAAATTCTCCCTAGAGGAGCTGCCCGAGGACGACTACTTCGGTTTCGTTTTGGACGGCGATAAGAGATTCCTTCTTGGGGATCTCACGGTTACGCACAACACAGAGATCATCGCTACCATCGTCGCGGGGCTCATGGTTCTCCTCCCCGCGCTCGCTAAGTTCGTGCAAGACGAGAGAATCCAAAAATTCAAAGATGGCTTTTGGGTGGGAATCTTCGCCCCCAGTTACCTCCAAGCGAACATCGTCGCGCGTCGCCTCAAAAGGAGGCTCTATAACCCCACAATGCGCGAGGTTATGGCCGATCCCGATATTGATCTGCCGGACAACGGATATGAGCGACTTGATCTCCCCAACGGCTCTTTTGTAGCGATCAACTCGACACACGTTAATGTCGATAATGAAGGTCAAACTCTCCACCTCATCCATGCTGAAGAAGCGCAGGACATTAAAGATGAGGTTATGGAGCGTACCATTCACCCTATGGCTGCCGAGACGGCAGGAACTATCGTAAAAACAGGAACCGCACGTCGTTATAAATGTAATTTTTACGAGGCTATTCAGAGGAATGCGCGGCAGGATCTCCTTAGAGGTCTTTTTGGAGAACACAGGACAAACTTTAGCGTTGATTATAAAGAGGTCGCTAAACACAGCCCGCGTTACGCGAAGTACGTTCAAAGGGAGCTTGCGCGCCTCGGTTATGATAGCGATACCTTCCGTCTAGCATACCGATTGCACTGGCTCTTAGAGCGCGGACAATTCATAAGTCCTGAGCTTATTCATGAGGCAGGGGTACGACGCTTAAGCCACATCAATACTAAGATTCAACGTGGCGGCCAGCTTGTTGAATTAGTCTTCCCGCGCCCCTCTACGCTAGTTTCTGGGGATCAAGAGATGCTGCATGTGGCGGGCCTTGATATCGGGCGTACAAACGATTCAACTCTGTGTACTGTAGGACGTATTTTTTACGACTACCCTATAGATGTTGGTGATAGGCGCTTTTATTACATACATATAGTTAATTGGTTAGAACTCCACGGAGATGATCACGAAATACAATATCCTCAGTTCTCTGCATTCTTAAAGAGGTATAAATTATCCGCTATATCCGTAGACTCTACAGGTCGCGGCGATCCTATTGCAGATAGATTGACGCATGAAAAGTGGGTTAAAGACGCGGATATTTTAATAGCTCGTTTTGTATTTAGTCAGCAGAGTAAGCACGAGGGTTACTCTTTATTATTACAAGAGCTTAAAGCAGGACGCATAACGTACCCAGCGGGCTCGCTAGCTACACGCACGCAAAAATATAGACGTTTTGTGGCTCAATTTCAGGATGTAGAGAAAAACTGGAAAGGTAAGTATATGTCCGTTGAAGCTCCCGCAGGTGGAAACGACGATTACACCGATTCCGCTATGCTTATGCTTATGGCATCTCAGGCAAGCGGCCAACAGCGAGAAGCTGAAGATTCTTATGATAACCCGTTGTTCCCCACGAGACGCCACCGACGAGTGCGCCGTTCTAGGAGGTCATGGTAATGAGCATTCGCTTGTGCATCGCGTGTGGTGCTGAAATGTTACGAACCGAAGACAATGTTGAGCACATCATCGCGGATTTAACCTTATGCCCCGGATGCTCCATACGAAGTGAAGAAAATGTTTTTTTGTGTGAGGTTATTCCAGGGCCGGGTGGTCTACTTAACCGAGGCGAACGAGGTGGGTGGATATCTAGGGCTCTATGTCCCCGCATCGACACCGAGATTGTTATTCTTCCTCCGCTTCAGTTTGATTTGATGGAGGATTTTCTTCAGTACTTTGGGCATCTGTCTCTTCCTGATATCTGAGACTCTCCCCTCTCGCCTCTGCTAACCTCCTCACGAAATCCGCTGTGATCATATCAGTCAGTTCTCTCCTCGGCATATCCAGATGATCTGCGAGCGTGTAGAGCTTTTGCGCGGGGAAGTACCTCCCCCCCTTCTCTACGGGAAAATATGAGAACTGTAAGAGCTTCGTCAGCTCTCTCCCGCTGTAACCGCCCTTCAAGCGGTATTGCTTAAACCAGCGCCCCATCTCACGAGATACCCTAATCTTTAAAAGCGGTGTTTCCATCATGCGCCGAATCTCCTAAGCAAATCTACGGACTATATTAACACAACAGCGCGCATTTTTGTTGGGTATTATGTTTCTTCTCACACCAGCTTCCTTTGTGCACAGTATGCACGCGCGCGTAAACATCGTGTTTTTATCGCGCGCTTCGTGATACGCGCGAATTTTCGCGAATCCTCTAATGTGTTGGTTTTTCAATGTTTTTAAAAAAGAAAATTTTTCTCTTTACACAATTTCTGGGAGTTAGTATCATAAATATGCGTCCGGTTTTGTTTGAAGCGAAGCGGAAAACGAAAACGAGCGCCTTGAGAGCCCAACGGGCGAACAAGCCTCAAGGTTTTATGGTGGGTTATGCCTTTTTTTCGCGCCGCGCTTCCTGCTTACTTCACACTGTTTTGCAATACTTTTTATTTTTTATTTCGCGCCTCCAAGAGATCCTGATTTTATCCCTCCCAGAATCAAGCAACGCGTTAAACTGCGCGCATCTTCTAAACGGAGCTTCTAATGTCATCAGCGATCAATTCGAGCGGATATTCCTTCGCCAACGGTGGGAGGATAATCTCTGCGTTTTCCAATTATATTTTAGGCGAAGATGTAGACCGTCTTAATCGCTACAAGAAGAACTGGCGTTGGTATAAGGGCGAGCATTGGGATGACCGCGCCGACCGTGCCGCGCGCGAGTCTAATGAGGACCCGCTCGTCACCCTCAACTACGCTCGCCGCTCGGCCAATATCCAGGCTATGTTCCTCACCAAGAGGGGTTTCGATATAACGCTCCCCGACGAACCCGGAACAGCTAAAGACGAGAGTGTAGAGAGGATGTTCGTAAAGAATCTTCTCGATAAGACATGGCGCTACAACAAGAAAGATCTTCTCTGCGTCACTATGGGGATCATGGGCAGCATCACAGGAGACGTTTTTATTCGCGTCTCTTGGAGAGAAAAATCTATCCTCGCCCCCGCCCACGCGCGCCTAGAGCTTCTCCCCTCTCAATGGGTCTTCCCAGAGTTTACGGGCGAAACCCTAGATCAGAGCATGAGTCGCTGCACCGTCATGTGGCCCACGATGGAGCTTCGCGAAATAAAGACTCTCTCGGCCTTCCGCTCCGCGCCCCGAAAAAAAGAAGCCCTCGTCATTCATCGAGAAGTTTGGACCGATGATACCGTCACCCGCTATGAAGACGGCGTTCATAAAGGGACTTCAGTAAATCCTTTTGGGATAATTCCCATAGTCCATATCCCGAACTTCCCCGTACCAGGAGAGTTCTTTGGCGCGTCTGATCTTGACGATGTTATTCGCATCAATCGAGAGATGAACGAGAAATCCACGGATATGTCCGACGTGATCAATTATCACGGAAGCCCCACAACGGTTATAACAGGCGCCCGCGCTAATCAGCTTGTGCGAGGCGCTAACCGCATCTGGTCTTTACCTACGGGCGACGCTAAAAACCTTGAGATGAAGGGCGATCTCGCGGCATCGCACCGCTATTACGAGAGCTTAAAAACTGCGCTTTATGATGTGTCTGGAATCCCCGCCTCCGCCTTTGGAGGTACACCCCCCAAGCCCGGCACTTCCGGCGCTGCACTCGCGCTCGAATTTATGCCGCTACTTGACTCGCGCGAGGTTAAATCTCGCGTTTACGGGATCGGCCTACAGACCATCAATGCTCTTATCCTCAAAGTTTCAGAGCTTAAAGATCCTGCTTTTGCAAAGGATTTTTTGGCGCTCCCTGAAGAGGACCGCTACATCACCAACATCGCTTGGCCCCCTGCCCTCCCCAGGGACGAGGCGATTACATTGGGCAATATCGAGAAGCGCATGAATATGGGCCTTCTCGATAGAACTAGAGCCCTCAAGGAACAAGGCCACGGCGAAGCGGACGCGGCGCGCATCATTGCCGATGTTGACGATGAGAGGCTCCGCGAGGCCATCGCGCTCCTCGAAGCCTCTCCTAATTCGACCGCCTCTACGCCTCCCCTACCTCGTTCTGGAAACCCGGACCCGCAAAGACCAAACCCCGACGCTCAGGGCCAAAGTCTCTCGATCACTAAGCAGCTCGAAGAAGATTCTTAGAAGCATCTGCTAAAAAAAGCGCGCAACGTCTTTTGTTTTGCTTTACTCTCTTTTTATTATTAGAGCTTGCGCGCGGGCTTGCTCTTTTCATAGATACAGCTCGACGTTAGAGTTTGTGCTACTGTAAACAGAAACCCGCACTTTGGAGAACAAGATGCCCGGCAAGAAAGTCGCCCCCATGCCCTCCGGCGCTGCTCAGACCGATAAGGGTCGCGGCAACACCGCTCGCTTCCCCGTCCCCGGCATGAAGATCTACCGGGTCGGCGGCGGAAGCCCCATGCCCAACGACGCCACCATCAACGGCTTGGAGCGACGCGCCCCCGCCAATCGCTCTAAGCTGCTTCGCTCCAACTAACAGCTCCGCAGCTTCGCCCTAAACCGCCCTCTAAACAGGATTCTATTTAAATGCCTTCTCCCGAGCTCAATCTGAACACCAATCCTTCGCTCGAGCCTACTGCTAATCCTCCTTCCCCTACGCCTTCTCCTGCGCCGCCTGCTCTCTCCCCAGAGGAAGAGGCGCGCCTCGCGAAAGCTCGACAGGATGAGAAGGATAAGATTTACGCGCGCTTGAAGGCGCAAGCAGATGAGAGCGCCGAGCTTAAGAAGAAACTCGCCGCTCTTGAGGCAGCGCGCGACGCCGATAAAGCCGCTAAGGATAAAATCGCGGCTGCTGCTAAGAAGAAAGCTGATGACGAGAAGCGCGCCCAAATGGACGAGCTTGGTCGTCTCAAAGATGACCTTGATAAGCAACAGAAAGCGCACGCCGCATCTCTCGCTGCTCTCAAGGCTGACCAAGAGAAGATGGCCGCCGCCCATCGCGATGCCCAACTCGCGCTCCTCCGCGAGAAAGCCATCCGAGAAGCGGGTCTTACAGACTTAGGCGATCTGGTCCAAGGGCACGACGCGGAGACTATTAAAGCCTCCGCCGATATGCTCAAGAAGCGTGAGGAAGCCATTAGGCAGAAGACACGCGAGCAAGAAGCGTCTGCGCGAGGAAACAGCGTCCCCACAAAGCCGATTACTCCCGGTAATGGGCAGCCTGCTGGTGACAAGAACCTCTCCGCCGCCGAACGCTCTCGTCTTCGTAACCTCACTCCTGCTGAATGGAAGGCAGAGCGCGCTGCGGCCCTTGAGAAGGCGCACGAGGCGCTCAAGCCCTCCTCGTAAATAGATGAGAAAAACGGAGAAATAAGATGCCCTATTCAGGCGTAGACAACGGCGTAGATATTGTCGCCCTCCCCCAGGCGCTCCTCGACGTGTATTCTTTGGACATGCAGCATGAGGCCGTCGGCATCACGCGCTTCGTGGACTTTGCTGTCCGTCAAGAAGACCTGTCCGTCGCCAAGGGGCAGAACCTCGTCTTCACCCGCTACGCGAACATCACGCGCGGCGGGCGTCTCGTCGAAGATGTGGACATTGGCGAGAAGAATCTCTCCGCCAGCCAGAAGTCCTTTGAGGTCGATGAGTTCGGCAACGCCATCGCGCTGACCGAGAAGCTTCTTCGTCTGAGTTTTGACGACCTCCTCACCGAGGCCAGCTATCAGCTCGGTCGCGACATGGCTGTCGTGCTCGACACCGAGCTTCGCCTTGCCCTCACGGGCGGCCTCTCTGGCACGTTCGTCTACGCGGGCCTCGCGAACATCCTCTTCGGTGACAACCGTGGAGCCATCGGCGCGATCCCCAACACGGACTTCTTCAGCATCGACAACGTGCGCGATGCCGTTGAGGTGCTCCAGACATCCAATGCCCCGAAGTTCAACAACGACTTCTACGTCTGCTTCGCGCACCCTCACCAGATCGCGCGCCTCAAGCGCGACCCCGAGTGGATCGCGGCCAACAACTACGCCAACACCCGCGCCCTCTTCACGGGCGAGGTCGGTCGATTTGAGGACACCATCTTCATCAGCACTACGCTGATGAACAACGGCGCGGCGGGCGTCGGCACGGATGGCTACGACGCCACCCTCGACGGCACCGGAGCTGACGGCCAGGATCTCTATAAGGCCGTCCTCTTCGGTGATGGCTGCCTCGCGTGGGGCGAGGCGCTGCCCGCTGAGATGCGTCAGAAGGCCGTCACCGACTACGGGCGCAAGCAGGGCATCGCGTGGTATGCCCTCTATACCTTCGGCCTCCTTTATGAGGACTACGGCGTCCAGATCGTCACCTCTTAAGATACCTGCCCCTGCCACAACCGCCTCCTTCACATACCCTAAAAGGAAACTATTATGGGACGCCCCAAGAAGAATCCCGACCCCGCTCCCGCCCCCAAGGCTACGCGTAAGGTCACCGCCAACGACGCCGCTTCTGAGCAGGTCCTTGAGAAGACCAATGAGCTTGCAGATCGCGAGATGGAGCTTAACGCGCGTGAAATCTCCGTAGCGAATCACGCCAAAGCCAACGACCTGCGCAGCGAGGAGCTGGACAACACCGCCGAACAACTCCTCGCGCGTGAAGAGGCGCTTCTTCGACGTGAAGAGAGCGTTCAACGCGCGGCTGACGAGCTTAAGCGAAAGACCGAGGATCTCGGGCGACGCCGCGAAGCTATGAAGGATGCTCCCTCTAAGGAGTCCCCTTTGAAGCCCGTCCACGGCAAGGTGCGCTTCTACTGCACTCGCAGCGGCCTCCTCCGCATCGGCGTCCCTGTTAAGTTCACCAAGGGAAAGAAGATCCTGCTCACCCGCACTCAGGCTACACACGCTGAGCTGCACGGCTACGGGAAGGCTATCGACTAGAGGCTTCGTCCCGCTTCTAGGCGACTGCTTTTGCTTGGGCGGGTAGTATTCTTCGGAGTGCTGCCCGCCTTTTTAATGTGGAGCTTTAAATGACTACCGCAGAATTAGTTCTATATTTACGCAGTCGCACGGGGGATACCAGCCTCGCCGCGCCTATCTACGAAGATAGCGTTTATGAGAGCGCTATAGATTTCGCCCTCTCTAAATTGAGCAATGACCTGGGTGAGCACTACCTCACCCCCGATGACGTTCCCCAGGACAAACTCTTCCTCTTACAGAAGCTCGCCACCATCGAGATGTATTACGTCTTCGCGGCAAGCTCTGTCCCTGGATCTAGCAACGCTCTCTTCCGTGTCGAGGTTCCTGATCTCGAAATTGAGATGAGCAGCGGAGCCGAAGTCTGGATCAACCTCGCCAAGGCGCTCCAAGACGAATATGACGGGGAACTTGGTCGTCTCATTGACGACGGCGGCACAACCGCCTCAGCACCCACCAGCGTCTCCGTTACGCGCGTTTCTCGCAGAACTGGAACCTGGGTAGAGCCTTCGCTTGCCCTGCCGATTTCTGCCCCTGTGTGCGCCGTAATCGGTATGGTAGGAGCCGCCCTCTTCTCATGGACAGCCACACGCGATGAAGTTTTCGTAGGATACGAGCTTTATCGCGCCGATTCTGCTGCCGCGCTCGCGCACCCCGAAGAGGACCACAAGATCATGTCTGAGAGTCATCCTGACGGCCCTCGGCATGGCGGTATCCGACACACCTACTTTCAAGATGAGAGCCTCGCTGCTGGGAGCTGGTTTTATCGCCTCGCGGTCTTAAACCGTGACGATCAGCGTGGGTGGGGCGCGATTAAGGAGGTTATAGTCCTATGACCCTTTCGCTCGCGCGCGCTCGACAGACTGTACGCGAAACGCTCGCCACCTACGGCGCTCCGATTGACGTGCTCAAGCTGAACTCCAACAACCAAGATCCAGCCGATCCGTACACCGAAGGTTCCTCTACTTTTGATCCTCCTGTGGCGACCGTAGGGCGCGGGATAAGGCATCCTACATCTGAGCAAGTCTCCATGATCGGGAATGACGAGCATCCAGAGATCGCGTTCGTTTTCTCCTACCTAGAGCTCGAAGAAAGATTCCCTCTCCTCGCTCCCCAAGAATGGATCAAGACTGATGACGCCATAGGTTTTGAAGGAAATCTCTACAACGTGGATCGTGTAAAGCTCTCCGGTAAATTTCAGGACTACACTCTCGTCGTCGTCTTAGCACGTACCTACGAGGGTAGAACTCTTGAGGGTTATCCGTGAGCCGTAGCGTCACAGGCGGCCGCTGGCTTTCTCAATTTAAGGAGTGGTCCGATACACTTGTAGATCACGTCGAGAAAAAGAGTGAAGGACCTCTTTATGAGGTTGGGGAGTATTTTAAGAACTATCTAACCCGCATTGTTCTCTCCGGTTCTTTTAAAGGACCACCTCTCGCCGCAAGCACGGTGGAGCGCAAAGGCCATAGTCAGCCCCTTATTGATACTGGAGAATACGTCGCTTCTTTTGCGGTCGAAGTTCGCAAAAAATTGGGCCGTAAGCAGATCGTAATTCAGGTGGCTCCCGACAACGCGCGAATGGCGATGCTTGCGCAAATTCACGAATACGGCACTTCCACGATTCCAGCTCGTCCTCACTGGCGTCCTGCGCTTGCTGGTATAAGGAACACCTACGCCGTTGCTAAACTTCTTAAAGGCGCTTGGTTGGATTTTAAATGAGCTACACGATCAAAGAAATCGACCAAGGGTGGCGCGACTTCCTCTCCACCCTCACCTTGAGCGATGGTGCTGCTCTCCACATCCTCATCGAGAAACCCGGCCCTTACATCGCGAGAGAGAAGCTCTACCCCGCGATCTCGGTCAACAAATCAACCATCTTCCCAGATCCCGAACGCCGCGAAGGAGAAGACGGCGATCTCGTCATCGACATCTATGATGAGAGCGTAGTTCCCGCGCTTAGTCGCACTATCCGAAAACGCTCCCCCTACCGCATTCAGTATCTCGTCGATGTTTGGACTGCGGGTCCTTTTGCCGCGAAGCACGATGCAGAGCTTATGCTTGGTCTGTTCCTTTTGATGGACACCAACGGCTATTTGCCCATCGTGGACTCTCTCGGGGAAGCGCAACTTTTGGAGCTGTTTCAGACCGCGAGCATGGTCGGCGGCGCGGAAGAAGGACCTGAAGTTTTATACCACCGCTCGTGGACCTATGAGGTTCATGCGAGTTTCGTTACCGTAGGGGAGACGCTTGGCGTCCGCGCGGAGACTATTCACCTCACCGTTGAGAAAGCTGAAACAATTACGAACGATGCTCTTGATCAAAATGATACTGTGATCGACATCACCTTAGAGCTTCCGTGAGTAGGAGAAATTAAATGCCCGATTATAGAGCGCCCGGCGTTTACGTCGAAGAGGAGAAGGGGAAGGCGACCATCGTTGGCGCGTCTACCTCTATCGTAGGCTTCATTGGAGTCGCGCGCCGTGGCCCCGTTAATAAGGCCACGCTCATCGCGAGCTTTGATGATTTTTTACGAATCTTCGGCTCCTACGATCCTGAGAGATCTGACCTAGCCTACGCTGTAGAGGGCTTCTTCTTGAACGGCGGCGGCCTCTGCTACGTCTCCCGCGTCGCGCACTACGCCGACATCACAGATCCCTCTTCGATCACCTCCTCCGCCGCTACGCACACCATCAACAGCATCGACGGCCAGCCCTCACCTGCGGTCCTTCTCTCCGCCGATGGCCCCTTCCAGCTACAGTCTGGTCGTAGCTTCTCTTGGGAAGTCGATGGCGCTGGCCCCAACAAAGAGATCACCTTTGCGTCCTCCCGCGCGATCCTTACGGGCAGCGCCGATCTCGACGCCGCGCCCTATGATCCCGGCGTAGATCGCGACCTCCTCCTCAACATCAACGGCTGGGGACAGCGCACGATCACATTCTCAAGCGGATCACATGATGCTGCTGCCGCCGCTGCGCTCTTTAGCGGCATTAGCGGGATCTCCGCGCACGACGACGGCGCAGGCCATCTCGTCATCGAAACCGCGTTTGGCGGCACCGACGCGAGCTTAGAGATCATGGTGGGCTCCGATGCTGCTCTCCTCGTGGGGATCGGCCTCGTCTTAGGGACAGTCTCAGGTGGAGGCGTCTTCGCCAACGACACCGAGGTCACCGCTGCTGAGATCGTCGCTCTGATTGAGGCAGAAGACCCCGGCACAGGTCTTGTCTCCGGCGACGCATTCTCCATCACGAGTCCCACCATCGGCGCTGCCTCCCAGCTCCTCGTCCCTGGCGGAACCTCCGACCCGGACACCTTGAGCGAGTTTGGCTTTGCCAGCGGCCAGATCGAGACGGGCTCCGCTAACGGCTCCGAGGCTACGCTCAAAATCAGCGCGAGCAGCGAGGGCCTCTGGGGAGAATCTCTCTCCGTGCGCATCGAGGAAGATCCTGTCTTCGCCTCCCAGGGCATCGGCAACGACCTCTTCTCCCCTGTCCCCGCCGCTTCTCAGGTCATCTCTCTCCTCCACGGCGCGGGCCTCCGTGAAGGTGTCGTGCTTAAGATCACCGATGGTGTTAATACCGAGTACCGCGAAGTCTCTGAAGTCTCTCGCGTCGTCGCAGGCGCCGCCGTCCGCCATGACGTGACGCTTAAGACCGCGCTGATTAACGCGTTCGCCATAGGCACCTCTACGGTCAACAGCACCGAGTTTTCGATTACTGTTTTCGAGAGCGGTATAGCCGACAGCCTGGAGGTCTGGAACAACCTCTCCATGCTCGACACCTCTGACCGCTTCATCGAGGGCATCCTCAACGACACCACCTACGGCTCTAAGTACCTCCGCGCTGAAGACCTCGACGCGCTCATCGGCATGGGCGCGGATTCTCCCGCTCCTGGCGACTACGCGCTGACTGGCGGCACCTCCGAGTACGCGGGCCTCACGGTCATCGACTACATCGGAAACGAGGCTACTCACTTAGGCATCCACGCCTTCGACGATAAGGACGATCTCAGCCTCCTCGCTTCCCCCGGCGTCACCGACGTTGCTCTACAGCAAGCGATCCTCACCTACTGCGAGACACGTCAGTTCACCTTCGCGATCCTCGGAACCCCTGCGGGTTATTCGCGCCAAGAGGCTTACGATCACCGACAGGTAACGGGCGCATATGAGAGCTCCTATGGCGCGATCTACTGGCCCCGCGCCCAGGTAAGCGATCCTACGGGCGCAGGTCGTGATCCTCGCCGCTTCGTCGATAACGTCGGGCACATCGCGGGTGTCTATGCGCGCGTAGATAACCAGCCGCCGCCTAATGGTGGTCCCTGGGAGTCTCCCGCCGGAGAGGGCGTCTATGGGCAGCTCAAGGGCGTGCTCGGGCTCGAAACTCCCACGTCCCCCCAGGATCAAGAGGTCCTCAACCCCAAGGGCGTGAACGTCCTTCGCGTGATCCCTGGTAAGGGCATCCTGATCTACGGCGCGAGAACCCTTAGTTCAGACATCAACTGGCGCTATATCAACGTGCGCCGCATGTTCATCTTCGCGGAGCAGTCCATTAAGAACTCCGCCACGCCGGAGCTTTTCCGCGTCAACGATCTGCGCCTCTGGAGCCGCCTCACCAACGCGATCACCACGTTCCTTCGCAACCTTTGGAGGAATGGCGGCCTACGAGGCTCTCGCGAGCGTTACGCGTTCTTTGTCTCCATCGACGAGAGCACCACTACCGCCGCCGACATCGCTGAAGGGCGTGTCGTTGGCCGCATCGGCTTGGCTGCTCAGAGGCCCGGCGAGTTCATCATTTTCCGGTTCAGCCAGTTTGAAGGCATTGAAGAAGAAGGAGTGGTCTAAATGGCGCGCGACCCTTACAGGAATTATAAATTTGAAGTCGAGATCGGCGCGTTTATCCGTGCAGGCTTCACCAAGGTTTCTGGCCTCAGCGTCGAAACAGAGGTGATCGACTACCGCGAGGGCGGCGATAACGAGAGCCCTCGCCGCATCCCTGGACAGACAAGTTTCGGAGAGGTTACTCTCTCGCGCGGCATTAGCGTAGATTCTGACTTCATCTCCTGGTGCAAGAAGATTTTCGACTCCACGAATATCCAAGGCGTTCAAGGCCCCAACGACAACTTCCGCGCTACCGTGCTCGTCCACCTTAAAGATAAGAGTGGCGAGCGCGTCCGCACATGGAAGCTCACCGACGCGTGGCCTTCCTCCTATAAGATCGAAGACCTCGATGCGTCCGCCAGTGACGTGCTCATAGAAGAGATCGTTCTCCAGATTGAAGGCATGGACACAGAAGTCCTCGTCTGAGAGAATCTTTAAGACACACTATTCGTAAAGGTTTCGCGCTTTGACTGAAATCCTCCCCTACGACACTAAACTTGGAAGCGCGTGGGGTGCTACACCTCGCACTCCCGATCTAGGTTTAGAAATCAAACTTCCCATCGGATTCGTTGGCGAAGATGGAAATCTCTATAAGAACGTCGTTATTGATGAGATGACCGGCGTAGATGACGAGATTATCTCCAACCCCCGCTACCGCAAGAACCCCGTCCAAGCGATGACGCATCTTTTTAGGCGCGTCATTCAAGAGGTTCCTGGGCTCATTCCCCAGAAGAAAAACCGCTTCGGGCTCATCTCCAGCACCCTCATATCAGGGATGCACGTCGCAGACCGCGATTATTTGATGATCTGTATGGCGATTGCGTCCTTTGGTGAGACTTACGACCACGATTGGGCTTGCTCTCGTTGTGGTTCTGAACACACCACCGAAGTAGAGCTGCGCCGTGTAGCTGTTGTGGACCATCCCGAAGGTCAAGACCGGAGAGTGGAGTTTACCCTCCCCCGTCCTGTGCGCGTCTCCGGTAAGGATGTTTCACGCGGAGAAATCCGCTTCCCGGTCACTAAAGATCAAGAGATCGCAGCGCAATCAGCAGGCGGTCTGGGCGTCCAAGCTACAAAGATGCTCGCCCTCCTCATCACCGACATGGAGGGCGCACGTCCCAGTCTCGAAGAAGTGCGCCGATTTAGTAGCAACGCTCGCCGCGCAATCAGCGCCGCGATTGAACAGAATCTTCCTGGCGTCGATTTGTCTGCTACGATCTCTTGTGAGGATTGCGGCGCTACGCAGAAAGAGGCTTTGAATATCTCCGCTTTTTTCGGGAGTTCCTAGAACCAGTTGAGATCCGCGAAGCAGATCTCCTCTCCGACGGACTTCGCGAGCTTACCGATGAAACGGTAGGCCAGCGAAAAATCCGTCATGAGGTTTCTTTTATCGCGGAACGCTGGGGCTGGGGAGCCTCCGAAATTTTAGCCCTACCTGTACGAACCCGCCTCGCCTACTGCTATCGTATCCAAGAACTGTACGCCCAAGATAAAAAGGGCTGATCTCTCCCCGAGGAGGAGTAATGAACAAGCTGATCTTGGGCTTCGAGTCTTTCTTGGATTCCGCTGGTCTTCGTCGAGGGCTCGCTTCTCTCAACGGAGATATAGGCCGTTTAGAGCAGAAGATGAATCGCGCTGGGCAGGGCATGAATGGCACCTTGCGTACTATGGGCCTTCAAGCTCAGGTCGCAGGACGCCAAGCTATGCAGTACGGCAGAGTCGCTACTGGTATGGGCGGAGATGTTCTCGGCGTAATCGGCTCTTGGGTTAAAGAAGCGGGTGATTTTGAAGAGGAGATGAACAAGCTAAGCATCGTCACCCGCGCTGTTGGCGGAGAGCTTAAGCACTTCAAGGATCTCGCGATCCAGAAAGGCATCGAAACCGCGTTCGATCCCCAAGAGGTCGTCCGCGCTTTTACAGGATTAAAGCAAGCGGGTCTTGATAACCTTGAGGTCATGACCGCCATGCCTGCGGTCCTCGATCTCGTCGCCGCATCCAGCCAGGAGATAGACCTAGAGCAAGGCGCGCTCGTCGCATCTGTCGCGATGAACAAGTTTGGATTTTCGGCCAAACACGCAGGCTCCTTCATGGATGAGCTTGTGCGCACTACACAAGTATCTAACCTGCGCTTTAAAGATGCGGAACGCCTGATGCGCTCTATGGGAGGTGTCGCCGCCACGCTCTCCGGCACCCCCAGAACCTCGTTTCTCGCGCTTGCGGGCGCGGGTCGCAACATGGGCCTCACCGCGCGCCTCACAGGTAAAGCCATACAAGCCCTCGGGCGATCTCTCGATAACATCCAAGGGCAGGTCGGAAGAGGACGCGGCTTTAAACTCGATGCCATGAAGAAATTAGGCATCACTATCGAGGATCTTAAGGATAAATCAGGAGCATGGCTTGATCTGATAGATATAATTCGCGTTGTTAATACTAAAGCTGGACAGTCCGGTCTCAAAGAAGCTGAAAGAAATGCGGCGATTACCGCCATGTTTGCGCAGAACGCTAAAAACCTCATAGTTGGTGCGCTCAAATTAAAGAGTATAGATCCCGCTGGTACAGGACAGCAGCATTCTGGCGTTAATGCTCTATTGCAAATGCGGGCGGCGCTAACCGACACCAAGGATATTACAGGTCTTGCAGAGGTTTCAGCTAAGAAATTCCTGAGCACTTGGAATGGTATAAACAAGCTATTCCAAGGATCTGTAAAGACCTTTAAGCAAGTGTTGGGTGACACTTTGCTCCCATTATTGAAGCAATCCCTACAAAGTGCGCTCTCTTTTGTTAATGGTATTCTTCAATGGATCGCGTCTTCTAAAACAGCCCGAATAGTAATAATAGGGTTAAGTGCCGCCCTCGGTGTTCTCCTCGTTGCTTCAGGTAGTCTCTTGATTGTGTTTGGTGGTCTTATAACCGCTGGTGCGGGATTGGCCTCTGTGTGGGCTACGGTTGCTCTTGCTACAACAGTGCTTCCGTTTTTATTCAGCGCCGCTACTGCGGCTGCGGGTGTTTTGCTTGCAACATTGTGGGAGTTTGCCCTTGTAGGTGCGGCTATTTACGCCGCGTTTAAGATACTAGCTTTTGCCTGGGAAAAAGATTTTGGAGGAATACGTACCTATATAACGAACATTTTTAACGCTATTTCCGCAGGGTGGCGCGTCCTCGTAGGTTCGCTCACCGGAGAGCCCATCGCGCTCGAGGACTTAATTACGCTTAAAGGCGGTACGCTACTTACAATTATTCGCGTGGTAGGCAAGTTATGGTTCAGGCTAAAAGCCTTAGCCAAGGGTGTTGCTATGGAGTTTCAACCTGCATGGGATCTATTCGTGAGAGCAATGGGCGTCGCGAGCGATGCGGTTGCTTCCGTTATAGATATTTTCACGCAGTTGTTAGGCTTCGACCTAAACGCGAACCCTCCTTTAGGCGGGGCTGTTTGGTGGCGTGACGTTGGGCGCGCAATAGGCATGATTGCAGGTTTTATTTTTAATGTTTTTTCCGTATTTATAGTTTTCGTTTCTAAGGTGACAACTATTCTTGCGGCACTTGTAAAAGGTGTTATTGTTCTTTGGAAAAGTCTTATTGATGTTGGCGCTACTCTTATAAACATCGGTGACGGTTGGGTAGACGGTATTCTTGCCGGACTAAAACGCGGCTGGCATAGAGTTACAAATTGGTTTGATGATAGTGTTCGCAGTTTAAATCCTTTCTCCTCTGCCCCTACAGCACCAAAAAGCAGTGATAATTTTAACGTCCTCGAAGGCGACGCTTTTATTGGTGGCTCTCGCGGGGGCTCTCGTTCAGCGCCGCCCCGACGCCCGCTCCCCTCTTCTATAGGTTCTGGTTTAGTTTCTTCTAGGAGTGTAAGCGGCGTAGCGTCTTCTTCTATAAACGTAGTAGTACAAGGCATGGACTTTCACGGAAATCGTCTAAATGGAGATGAGGCCAAGATATTTGCAGAAGATTTTGCTGGTACACTCGCGCGGGAAATCCGCGCACAGAAGGCTACTGCTTTTTAGAAATTGGAGATTGTGATGGCGATTGTTGAGAAAGGAGTTCTCTCTAAAATAGAGGATTACTCCATCACCCGCTCTCTGGTTTTGGGTATTAACCCCACATCTATACGAAGGCAACGCACGACCAGCTTCGATTTCCACCGCCGTCCAGGGGGTCTTCTTGGGCTCCCGGTTTTTAACGCACTAGGGGATTGGGTTGTAAGTATGGATCTCCTTCTCTACACGCGAGAGGGCCTTCATGGGCTTATGATCCAACAACAAGCCTTCCTCGAAACGCTCCTCCTCCCCTCAGAGGTGGGTGGTTCGCCCCCAGAGATGGTCATAGGATTCGGGTCGCAACGCTTTTGGGTTGGTGTGCTCACCAGTCTTCAGATCATAGATGAAGAGTTTTCTAAAGACCTCACGCCTATCCGCTCCCGCGCCAGCATCTCTATGGTAGAAACAACCCTCGGCACCGTTGAAGACGCCGCGTGGCTCCGTGATAAGCACACCTTAGAAGGCGGTGTATTCGGATGAGCATCCATAAAAGCAGCCGTTATCTCGGAAAAGAAATTCTCTCTGTAGAAACGAGCGACGGAAACCGCGCCCAAGATTATGAGAGAATTGACACCACCGCCGCTAAAGAGGACCGCGCCCAATCAAAGGTAACGCGCCTCCCCCCAGGTCTTCGCTACACCGACGTTGCTCGGAAGCTCTTAGGTAATCCCCGCCTTTGGTTTAAGATCGCGGAGTATAATCCTGAGACTTTCTATATCTTGGACGCGCAAGGCGGAGATTTTCTCGTAGTTCCTCCTAACAGAGCTGCTTCTGGGCGCGGTGTTCGATGAGATCCGCCGCTTACGAGATATTTGTTGATGGTGTTCCTCTCTCGAATGCTCTTGCTGCCAGCGTCGATAAAATTGAGATCACACATGAAGAGGAAGAAGCGCAGATTTGCGTTCTTTCTTTTAAAATCCGCGCGAGCGATGTTGCTCTTATAGATTCGTGGTTTTTTGGCGATGGCTTGCCTTGGGTTATTCTTTTAGGTTTAGACGTTGCTTTACCTTTTGGTCCTTTTGAGATCGACGATCAAGATTCTCGTTATGGTAACGGCGCGTTAAACTACACGCTAACACTTAAAGACAGCAGCATACGCATGGGGCGCGCTCAGAAGTATCGTAAGTTCTCTAGCGGCATGTCTCTAGGCGCGGTCGTTACCGAGATTGCATCCGAGTACGACCTGATAACCGAAATAGACGCAGCTAGTTTTCAATTGTTTGATGAGAATCGACCCTTAATACAGAGCGGAGAGACAGACGCTAAACTGCTTTCGCGCTTGGCGCGTGAATATGGCTTCACACTATCATTCACTCATGGTGTTTTATCTTTTAAACAGAATCGCTTAAAAGAAGTATTCGATAGGATACGCGTGCTCGAATACTTCACAGGCAAACGCTCTTTAGTGTCTTTCGAGGTTTCTCAAAACACGGAAACTACTCGTAGAGGCTCTCCTGTTATCATTGGCGGGCTTGATATAGAGAAGGGCGAGCAGTTCGGTCTAAAAGCCCCTACTACAGGAGAAACTACAAACGATCCTGCGCATCCCGCTGGAGAAGCGACCAAAGACACACTTAAAGGACATAGTAAAGAAGACAAGGATGCTGGACCTGTTAAAGGAAGCGAGGTCGCCAAAGGTGTTCGAGATACGCGCGTATTTGATGCTAATACGGGTTATTATGTTCTAAAGAAGACCCCTCCTAAGACCCCAAACCTCCCTCCCGTAACAGAGAAAGCTAAAGATAAAACCACAGTCACTCCGCAGACAAAAGAGCACGCGCCCAAAGTAGCTGCTGCGCGCCGCGCAGGTAAAAGGTCTGATGTGATCACCGCATCCGCCCGCCTCACACTTCCAGACACCACTATTCAAGTTGGCGATCCTGTAGAAATCGTCGGCCATATTGCGCTACGCCATCGAGGGCGGTGGCGCATCACTCAGTTCTCGCATAGCCTCTCCGCGTCGGGCTTCTCCACGTCTCTCTCCCTCGGAAAGAAGGGCCTTGGAGATTCCCCTTCTACAGGCGTTTCTCCTGGTAAAAATAGTGTGTCGGATAAAGAAAAAACCGAGCCTAAAGCTGATACGGGCGCACGTCCTGTCGAGGATAAAGCTGCTCCTTCTGATTACTACTTTGACGCGTCCACTGGTTATTGGGTTTTGCGCACCAACAAGGACTCTAAAAAATGAAGAAGCTCGCCAGAGCCTTGGGCGCGCACCTGGGGGAGTTCTCCGCTCGCTATGAAGGCAAATACTATGGACGCCATAGAGCCCTCGTCACGGACGTGCAGGATCCTAAGCATCTCGGACGCATCCGCATAAAGATCCCCTCGATCATGGGCGCTGTTGAGACTGGGTGGTGCTGGCCTACCTCGGGCGGCAGCAATAATTCGGGCGCACCTTCGGGCTTCTTCATGCTCCCCTCCCCAGGTGACATGGTATGGGCCGAGTTTGAACAAGGTGATTCACGAAATCCGCCTCTATGGTCTTCTGGTCCATGGTCTTCTAAGGCTATCCCCGACCATTCTCGCGCGCTCCCCGACCTCTCCGATCAAGGCATCAAGGGCATCGGCACCACGATCCCCGCGTCTAGTTTCGATCCTGAGGGCTACGGCAAGGTTTACGGCTGGCAGATGCCTTCTGGCTCTAGGGTCGAATTTGACGAGAGCGACGGCCAATCTCGCCTCTTCATCCATCACCACAGCGGTTCTCATATAGAGATCCTCTCAGACGGCACATTCAACCTCGGCTCCGCTGCGGGTATGCGCGTTCAAGTCTCGGGGGGTTCTCTTCGCGAGTACGTTGCCCAAAGCGCCGAAAAGGAAATCGAGGGACTCTATACGCGCGTTGTTAAGGGCTCCGTTATTGATCAGAGCCACGGCGACCGCGCAACGCTCACCGAGGGCTCCGTAACTGAAACAGCCTCCAGTAAGAACACCCGAATCCAGGGCGATCACGAAAGTACTCTCGTCGGCTCCTCTCTCACGTCTGTTGGCGGAAATCACAGGGTCACGGTCGGCGGGCAATCTGTCGTCTACTGCCAAAACGACATCCAGCTCCAGGCAGGCGGGCTCGGCTCCCTGGTCGGCCAGAACTCTGCGGCCAATGGCGGCGTCCCCACCCAGACCGCCGCAGAGCTTATCGGCTATAACGGCCATACGCATGTCACATCGCGCGATGCGACGGGTATTGCGGGTAGAGCTGACCTTGACCTTGACGGCACTCTTTTAAGCGGCGTACTCGCCGTTTATGCGTCCGAGATAGAGCAAGCTGGTTTACACCTATCCGCTCCCGGCCTCGTGGTCCTCAATGCGCTCGGCACCGTGCAGCTCGGCGGTAATACCGCGATCTCTCCCGTGTGGAAGGGGATCGAGGCATCTACCCTGTGGTCTTCTCTCTTGGTCTGGTTAGATACGCACATTCACCCGGCCCCAGGCGGCGCTACCTCACCTGTGCTTCCCGTTGCAGCATCCACCCTCGCGCTTGGTTCTTTGGTATCATCTTGCCCTAGCACCAAGGTCTTTACGGAATAATTATGAGCACACCGCTGGAAATCCTAAGCAGCATACCCGCGCAATTGAATAACGGGGCTAACGATTTGAAGGAGGTGATGCTCGCACTTCAAATACCTTCTAATGCAGACCTTGCTGTTAAGTACGGAGGTGAGATTAAGATTGCGGTTGATGCTGTTATTTCTGTTTCGTCCGCTATACAAACGCAACCAAAGCACGGAGCACCCTTCCAGCATATAACTTTACTGATGCAGGCCACTAAACAGGTAGGTGTGTTAAAACTCGCCGTTGAAAAGGTGCGCGCGGAGATACAAGCACGCGATCTTCTTGTACGTCTGCGCACCAAGGCGGCTACACAATGAGTACAATGGATTGGTATCCTTTTAATGCTGCTAATTTTCAAATACCTGGGTACGATTCTGTAAAATCTTTGGTGCCGGATTCTATCTCTATTACTATTGCTAATATCGAAGCTATACAAGCCGCTTACGAGATATTGAGGCTGTTCACCCTGGGCAAGATAGATCCTTTAAAAGAAGCTCTTAAGATAATAAGGGCCGAAGCAAACTCTTTGACAGAGCTTCTGACAGAAACAGGTGCGTTTGCTACTTTTCATGCCCCCGTTACACCTAGCGCGCAGCTTAATCCCAACCAGATGATGGCAGCTCTTTCTGAATCTCTTGTGGATAAAGGAGATCCTAATCGCCCGGATTTCCAATTCCCCCAGGAACACGTAGGCTTCCTTTTTCTCATGGAAGGTCCTAATTATGGTGCTGTTATGCGCGACTTTTCTAGATTTATGGAAGCTTTTTTGCGGCCTTTTAAAAGTCGTGTGCGCTATAAAACTAAAGAGGAGCTACAAGCGGAATTTGGCAATAATACCGCAAGAGGTAGAGGCAAGGCTCCTGATTGGGAAAGTACGAATATCGGTAAGCTGTTTCCAATCATGTTTGAAGTCAAAAATGTTATGTTATATATCCTCGGTATTCTACAGTACGCGGAAGATACGATAACTCTTATAAATGCGTTCATCGCGTATCTAGATGAAAAGAAATCTGCCCTTAATCACCTCGCGCAGCTATTAAACGATGTTGACGAAGGTATAGCGTTGCTTGGTTCCTTACCTCCTGCGCACGTACTTTTTATAGAGGGTGTTTATACAACGCACCAGTTAGCGGAGGACTTATTCGGCATTGGTGTTCCTGCGGAAATAAACCATAAGTATTTGGCTTCTGCATCTTTCTTCATGCTCATAGCGGGAGGAATACCTCCGCTAACATTAGAGATGCTTAAATCCCTATTCGGAGTTCCCTGATGGTCGAAATAGCTGAGGTAAAAGGCATCGCATGGCCCTTTCGCTTTGGCGGGAATGGTGGTGTCGTGCGTGCGCGCGGTTTAGATAAAATTCGCGCGAATATGCGCAATATTGTGACTACATCCGCTACAGAGCGCGCACTAGAACCCGGAACAGGCACCGTCGCGCATAAGGAGCTTTTTCGTAACAAGACCTCTTCTACGCGGGGCGTCGTTTCCGCTCTTATTATGAGAGCCCTTACCGAAAACGAGCCCCGCGTCGTCATCACGCGCGTTGTGGTAAGCTACGGATCTGGCGAAAATGAAGGCGCTATTTTCGCGCAGATCGTTTATCGCGTTAAGGAAACCTCCGTGCGCGATGTGATCGATCTTATCTTGAGGAGCAGAACATGAAGCAGATGAAAGGCGACCGAGGAAACTCGCGCGAACGTAAAGCCCGAGAAGAAGAAGTCCGTCGCTTATATGGTTTCGACCCTTTCGCGAATTATCTACCAGAACCCCCCGTTGATAACCCTGCGCAACGCCGCGATCTCAACGAAGCTATGCGTGAAGGTCGCCGCTCCGCTGGCAACAGGTGGCCGCCTCGCCGCTGGCGTGCTCCTGGGCCTGAAGTAGGACTTTCTAACAGCGACCCCGAGAACCGCGCCGCGATCAACGGGGCGTCTCGCGCCTCTAAAGATAAAGGTTAAGGGGGACTCCGATGCCGTTATCTCTGGGGAAAGTCCCCGTGGTCATCGACTACACAACGCGCGATTACGAAGGGTTTAGAGATGACGCGCTCAACCTCGCGCTTACCCTCACCCCCGAGTGGAATGACCATTCCCCAGGAGATTTAGGCGTAGTTCTTACAGAGGTCTTTGCTTATATGGCCGACATCCTCTCCTTTCATGGAGAGCGCTGTTTGAATGAGGCTTTCGTGAGCGCCGCTGTCCAGAGGCGGTCCATGATCAATCTTGGCCGTCTCGTGGGTTATGAGCTTCATCCCGCTTCCTCCGCCATCGTCTCCTTGGACATCACCTTTACAGGCCCCGGCGTTCTTCCCGCGAGAACCCAGGTGTCCACCATCCCTCAGCAACCCACTGAGAGTGAGGTCGTCTTCGAGACACTCTCCGATTTTACTGCGCTCGCTGCAGGGACTTTCTCCGTGGATTGCATCCAAGGCCGCTCTGTTATTGACGAGGTTATTGGCTCCGGCGACGACACCGCATCCCAGAAGTTTCTACTCTCAAGCGCCCCTCTGGTCATAGATCCTTTAGGCGTCGCGTCCTTACAAGTTGAAGTAGACGAAGGCGCTGGTTTTGTCCTCTATGCGGTCGTCACCAATTTCCAGCTCTCGCAGCCCCTCGACCGCCATGTCCGCTTCGAGATCGACGAGCTAGACCGCACTCGTGTCCTTTTCGGTAATGGTGTTAGGGGGCGTGTAGCTGTCGCGGGCGTGGACAATATAAGGGCCACGTATCGCGTAGGCGGGGGCGCAATAAGCAACCAAGTAGGCGCTCACCGAATAACCTCTCTTAACAACCCTCCTACTTTCATCTCGGCTGCTACGAATCCGCGCGCCCCTTTAGGAGGATCTGCTCAAGAAAGTGTGGATGAAGCTCGCGTCAACATCCCCCTCAGCGTCGAGGCTCTAGATCGCGCGATCACTTTCAACGACTTTGAATATCTCGCGCAGAAAGTAGCTGGCATCGCTCAAGCTAAAGCTGTCCAGGGTCTTGGCCCTTACGAAGTCCTCGTGTATGTCGCGGCTGAAGGTGCCGATCCTTTTGTCCCCGGAACATGGGATTCGCGCACTGATACGGGCAATCAACTTCTCGGTGGTGTGGGCTCCTATTTAACCGCGCGCAAAGCAGCCCCTATTCGCCTCGACATCAAAAACTTCTTCGTCGTTGAGCTTGATATTCGTCTAAATCTCGTCGTCGCTCAGGGCTACTATCAAGCCGATGTTGAGAGCGCTGTTCGTCAGAGAATCCTTGCCGATGTTGCGGCTCTTAAACTAGGCGAAGACCTGCTCCTCACGTCCTTCGACTGGGCTCTTTCAAGAAAGACCGATGTTCCTGGCCTTCTCGGTGTTGAGTGGATTCGCTTCTCCAAGAAAAGTACCGCGCGCCTCGTGAATCCTGATCCTTTGAGCGGTCTGGTCATCCCCGATGTCTTGTGGACGATCTCCCCCCAGAACGTAGGAGATTCGTACCCTTCCTTTGCCTTGCGCGATACACCTAAAGCCGCGCCCGAGGAACGATGGGAAATACGCTTCCTCGACGGTGCTACTTTTGAGGTTCGCGGCGGGATCTCGGGGCTTCAAAGCAATCTAGGCACTTTAGGTGTTGATTGGGTAAGCGATGCCGGATACCTCACGCTCCGCGCCGATTTAGGAGCGGTTGCTCCTTACAACGGCGCGCGTTACGAGATTTCTGTTGGCGCAGGTCCGTTATCAGCACGAATCCAGATAGGAGACTTTGAAGCGTTTAAGCTCCTAGATGCACACATAACAGTCGTGGATATTCACGGCGGTATAGATATTTGAGGTAACTCATGGCCCGGTACACAGTTCATGTTCCCGGTGGTTATGGTAGCGGCGTAGGCGGCATCACAGGACTTGCTGGCGACACCAGCGTGACTTGGGCGCATCTGGACGGAACGCCCATCCCAGGTGTTGTTCCTACGATGCACGAATTAGATCCTGTTAATGCACCAGGAGTATATTACTTCGACGAAACCTTGGTTAAGGATGCGGTTGCTACCGTCGATATGGATACGGACGACAGCGAGTATCTGGATACGTACCGTTTTCATACTGTTCTTATTGTTCAGTCTTCTGGTGGTGTTGGTGCGGACCCGTGGGATGCAGACCTCGCCTCATATAATACTCAAGGGAAATTCGGTTTTGAGTTCCGCGTTCTTATGGGTTTGGCCGCTCATAAAAATATGCGCATTAAGCCTATAACTTTTGATCGTGGGCGCATGACAGAATGCCAGCTCGTTGTTTATGCCACGAAAGCTGATGCAGATGCTGACAGCAATCCTATCGCCACCGTGGACCAAGTATCGGTTCTTGATACGAGTAGTCCCCCTAAGCTCCAATCCTTCAAGTCTACGGAGTAATTAAATGCCGGGGATCGACACAGGGCCTAGCAGCTACATCCCTGAAGCTGTCGCAACAAAAGGCGCACTTACGGGCACCCCGGGGCAAGATGCCGCGCTCGCCTCTTCGGGCATCATTATGCTCGACGGAGATGTGTCAGATGCCCCTGCAATGTCCTTCTCTGATTTGTTCCCTTTGGATGGTGCTTCTGACGCCGTAACACGCCCAAAAATCACGTTTAAAATTCAAAACGTGTATGACTTCACGCCGCCGTTTAAACTCAATTTACGCGCGAAACAAACGCCTTTTGGCCCTGTCTCCCCAGATGGTTGGGAGACTCTCCTCATAGACGGCGCTTTTCAGCCTGGATTAGATCCTTCCGAGAGCGTGCTTGAAGTCGATCCCCTCGACCCCCGCGTCTTGGTCGCAGAACTACAGCTCGCCTTTGCGTGGATTCCCGGCGCGGCGATCCGCCTCGAGGTTGACATAGAAGATGTCTATGGACGCACCCTCTCGTTTTTCTGGGAGTTCGACACCAATCCCTACATCTCCCAGATCGACGACCGAGGCAGACTTACCCGGCTCACACGCAACGCATACGCGTGGGGCTGGCCTTCTTTAATTCAAGCTCGCGCGCTCAGGAGCTACACGACAGGATTCTCGGGGTCTGATCTTGAGGTCACGATCAACGAATCTCTGCTCGCGGATTTAGGCGACCAAACACAGCCCGATGATCTCCCGCCCGTTGCGGCAAATCCTCGCATCTATAGGCTGCTCGCCCGCGAGTCCGGGTATGCGGTCGATCCTTACGATCCTCTCTCCGAGCTTATCTTCGAGGGAGAAGTGTCAGCGTCGATTCCGCGTCCGGTTTTTCCCGATAGAACACACCCCGGAGAGTGCGTCCTTCGCGCCTTTATCAACACAGCGCGCACCGAGCGCCAAAGGCGTTATTTCACACTCTTCATGCTCCTACCTCCCAGCGAGGAGAACGGCGGCTGGGTATGGGCTTGGTCTGAAGGTGTTACTACTTCTAAGGCGTTCTCTTTCGGTAAATACGGACACGGTGCGGTTATGTTTGGCGAGGTATCAAGCACCATGCAGATAGAGGATTCATAATGGCAGGGCAGCTAGAGCGGTTCCTTTCCATATACGGCGTCTTATTCGACGGCATAAAAACCACACTTGAAGGCGTACTCGATGGGTACGACCCCGAAGTTGTAGACGCAGATTGGTTGCCCTATATAGATTCTCTTACAAACTGGCCTACGGATAGAAGATTGACTGTAGACCAGCGCCGCATAGAAACAGCTAACGCAGTTGCTATATGGAAGGAAAAAGGCAAATACGGCTCAATACGCTCTCTTATAGAGAATATATCTGGCTGGGATGTGGAGATATTCTCCGGTTGGCGCTACGTTCTATTTTCCAACGACGAAGTAGGCACACCAGACACATCTTCTGTTATTGTGCCCGATATTGGTACGCATGCAGATACACTGCGTTATACAAATACGCTTTTAGATTGGCATGGTTTAAACGGGGTTCTCATCATCCTCACCCCCGTAGATAGTACAGAATCTGCCCTAATTCGTGCGTATGTCTCTAAAATCTTCGAGATGGTTTCTAGGCTTTTGCCCGTATGGGCCAACACCCAGATCCTCGTAACCACGCCGCTCTTTGAAGAGAACCTTCTTGCGCTTATAGACGAAGACAGGGGCTTCTCTATTGCAGATCCTAATGAAGATATGCTCGCTCTTGAGGATGACACCGAAGCTACCTTCGTCGGCTCTTCTGTGTTTCTCACGAACAACGCCGCAAGATTAACGAATAAATCCCAAGTATTAACGCCGCACGGTAGCCTTATTTTAGGCGCGTAACGCACCTAAAATAAAGTATCCAGAGGCATCGTTTAAAAACTTAGCGTATGATCTTCGCGCATCTACGCAACGCACTGGAGAATCGCAATGCTTGAGGAGAGGGTCCCTTTTTTAAAAGGTGAGTGGCAGGATTCGTGGTTTACCGAAGACGGCGAAATCATCCGCGAAGATCCTTGGCGCAAAAATCAGATCCAAAATCTGACGGGCGCTATCCTCATGGGCCTCCTTTCTGGAAAACCCGCATGGGGAGGCATTCAATTTCTCGCTGTCGGGGAGGGGCTTATCTCTTGGGATGTTACTCCCCCAGCTCAATCTTATGACGCGACCACGCTCACAGCGGAGTTTTTCAGAAAAGCTGTCGGTTTTGGTGACGTTACTTTTCGCGACCCGGCGAATCCTTCGGTCATCGTCCCAGACCCCACCCGCATAATGCAGCTCGAAGTTGAGTTTAGCTCAGCGGAGGCCAACGGCACGCACCGGGAATTTGCTCTATTCGGTGGAGACGCCAACGGCGGGGCGAACACGGGTCAAATCTTCAATTGGGTTGTGACGCTTCCGCGCATCGAGAAGATTGCGGGCACTATTCTTCGCCGCCAAATCCGCATCACGTATCCCGCGCTGTAAGGAAGTAGATCATGGGAAACCCCACACCGAACGTCTCAAGAAATAATTTTTCAGCGAGCAAAGGCTATAAAAAGCTCGTCCTTCAACAAGGCGTCCCAGTCACGGATTCAGACATCAACGAATCCCAGGACATCGCTACGTTCAACGCATGGCGTAGCCTCCTCGCATTCGCGTCTTGGCAGACGGAATCACCTGCGGGCGGCGTCCCCTACTTTGTCGGCCTCGTGGATCCCGACGCTATCGCGTCCTGGCCGCCCTCCCCCTTTGCAGTTCTTTCTTCGTGGGCTCCCGGTTCCATGAGGCCCTATGTATTCGACGGCCACAACGCGAATGATTTTAATATCATGTGGGGTCCGTGCATGTTGGGTGGCGTCTTCGTAGATGATCACGAACGTCGTTTTTCTGCCGGATCAAGACTCTTCTCTGATGTTGTCCTCACCCGAGGCGTCGTCACGGCGGTAGATGTTCTGGGGAAATCAATCACGGATGAAAATAAAGAATTTCCCTCCAAACTCGGGCTCGATTATGTGAGCAACACCAGCTACACGCGCATTAAATTCACTTCGGGTGCGGAGCTTGGGCAAGTCTACACAATCCTTGCGGCTCCCGGCGCGGGTGTTATCGAGATCCAAGGTGCGTTCTCTGCGGGAGGTCCCAGCTTAGGGGACACCTACGAGATTCGCCCGAACGAGGTGGTCTTCACTGCGGGTGAAATTCTCAACGTATGGTTTGGCGTCTGGATCGAAGACGTCAATGGCATCGAAGATCCTTCTCTTCCCGACCCCACGATGCTCATTGAAACAAGCCATCGCGAGGCCGTCCGATATTGGATGCGCACCACCACGGATGGTGTAGATCCTAACCTCGTCTCCGATGCAGCTCCCGGCTACGGGTCTGATCCAACAACGTATTCCGGTAAGGTTTTTTGGAGCCGGCTCGCGACCTTCAGCCCCTCTGTAAATGGCGCGCTCGAACCCGCCGAAATCACGCAAAGCTACGACCTCCCAGGTGCGCGCGCATCCGTAGGCGCAATGAAAGACCTGTGGGCGCACATGGTCCTACAGAGTACATACCAAGCTCATATTGACGGCAGCGCAGATAGACATGAAGCCCACGACATTGACGTTGTTGGTGGTGTTTGGAATCTGTTTGCGCACGATAATGTGTTCCAGGCTATAAACAGCAGCGACTATTGGGCTACGCGCCAAATTCTTATTGGAGGGGCTGCCTACTCTAATGATGCCGTTCTAATACCGCCCGATGTTTCCATTGATTCCGGTCTAATCGTAGCCATACAAGAGCAGGCGTACTTATTGCGCGGTAAATACGTTACTTTTGATGAATACTTCTTCACGGTCCCTGATAACACTACGTCCTATATAGTGGTCAAAGAGACTGGTTGGCACACAGGCGTATTTGTGTATGCCTCGGAGGCAACAATCGCGGACGCGTATAGCTCTACGAACTGTCCCGTAGCAGAGGTTACCGCAGCGGGCGGTTCTATACTTAATATACAGCAACTATCTCTATATGCGAACGATGAGAATTTAAAAAACGAGATTCTCGTAGGTAAAAACATCGCCCGCGCGCACTTCGATTCTGTAGCGGAAGCGGTGTTGTACGCTAAGACCTTGCGAACACTCAACAGCAACAATTATAACTATTTAACTATAAAGGTAATTGGTCCTACCGAGGAACCGGAGGCTTTGCTTCCGATTACGTTGGATTCGAGCAACTGGCGTATAGAGGGAAGCACGCGTGGTTATATTTCGTTCGATGCGGATAAATCTCTATTCTTACTCAATGCAGCAGGTAGCCGCAACAACGTAACTTTCTCCAATCTTAAAATCCACTGCGCGCACAGCACCGTGTTAAGCGCAGTTATCCAAAATCGTTTGATTTTTACTATAGGCGGCAACTGGACGAACCTCACCTTCGAGCAAATTTCTATCACAAGAAGTACGCAAAACGTGCATGGTATATTTTCTTTCCCCGACAACCTTAGCGTAAGCAACCTCGTCGTATGTCGTGATGTTTCGGATACGGCATCAAAAGACTTCTTCTTGAAAAACCAAGGCGGGGTGGGGGTTACCCTTAGAGATGTTGTTCTGGATAACTGCTCTAGAAAGACTGGTAGTTACGCATCGTCAGGCAATGCCGCCATCAACATGGTGCATCTCGACAAAGCCAGCGGCGTTAAGATATCAAAGTGCAATTTCCTCAACGGCCCCGCCGTTGGTGTTTATATAGGTGACAGCGAAGATATTTGTATTGAAGATAGTTTTATAGATTCTGAAGGTATTTCTGTATATCAAGCCATAAACCTCCCATTGAATACCCGTGTGAGCAACAGCACTTTAAAGAGTCAAAGTAATGTGGGCTTGGCGGTTGTGGGCTCTAAGGGCTTCTATATCGGTAATAGTATGCCTTCTTCTGCGGGTGGTATTAACGAACTCCCCTCCGGAGCTAAGAATATCTTTATAGGTAACCAAGCTCACGGCAACGGCTTGGTTATCCAAGCGGCATCTACAGGTATCGGAAACAGAGACGACGTGTAAGGAGCCTTTATGGCGACCGAGATCAAAGTACCAAGCACACGCGTGCTGCAAACTACGGCGGCCTCCGGCGAGGGCGCTAAGATCCTGCGCGACTTCCTTCAGCAGCTCGCGGACGGCGCGGGCGGGGCCGTCACGGCTGAGGAGCGCACCGTTTATGGCTCTTTCTGTCTCGTTCGTGCGGGCGAGCCCTGGGGAGGTACTGTCCTTCCTGGGCACGCTGAGGCGCACGCGGCGGACATCTTCCGCAACCCGGACACCTACATCACGAGCTTCTGGGATATTCTTGAAGTAGATGATGCTACGGGCGAGGTCTTCAACAATTGGCCTCGAAATCAATTCGCGTCCGTTGAGGATCTGCAGAAGTTCGTCGTGGACAACTTCACCGAGGACACACTCAACCCAGGCTCTCCTCAGCACAGCGCCTATGTCCGGGTCTATGATGCCGTGGACGCCACCATCCCCCAGATCGATAAAGTCTACGGGATGAACATGCTCTATTCGATGCTCGTCGGGCGGCGAAATTATAAGCGCAGCCATGGACACGTAGAGGACCGCCCTGACTGGGCCGCCTTCGATTCGTGGTTTACCAGCCTTCGCGGTCAAAACCTCGGCTTCCCTGCAGGCCCCTACGTTTCCAATGCGGAGAAGGCGCTCTGGATCGCCCGCGCTCCGATCAAGAAATATGGGCTCCCAAAGCTCGGTTTTCATATCAGCATTGGTGTTCAAGGTACTCGGTTTGTCTGGAACGATTTGGCTGCGGATTTTGTCCCGATCTCCAACACAGACGCCTTTTCCAATGACCCCGCCCCCAGCGGGCAGCAGCTCGTATACTGTGCGCTCAATACAGATGACATCAACACATGGGCTTGGATAGATTCCAACAGCGTGATGGAGTTCATGGCCGAATTTGCGAGCATGAATAAAAGTTGGTTGGCGGTCTACCCTCTCATAAATACTAATAATCCTGCCCAAAGGATCGTGTTCATCAAGCCCCTCGGCATCGACCGCGCGGGGATCACTTGGTTCGACGAGACAAAGTACGATCTTTACGCGCAGTACACCCGTAAGGACACCACGCCGATTATGCGAAAGCTCGATCTCTCCACGGTCGCGCGTAAAAGCGCGATCCGAGATTTAATCTGGCTTGACATTAAGGATTGGCGTCCCGTAAATTGGGGCACGTCGAGAGCGCGCCTCAGCACGAACATGCTCGGGCTGCAGCCTTACACGACGAGGTTCTTTCTCAGAGACAAGATCACAAATCAAACGTCTCCGATCTCCAAAGCCAGCATCGTGCTCTCACTGCGCGGTCGCAACGCGGCTTTGAAATATGAGGTCCGGCGTTAAACGTTTTCATTGGTAATCCTCGCTGTAGTATTACCGCCCTTGGTCGAGTTAGCTGAAGTTCGACCGCTACATGGTAATCTTAGCTGTAGTATTACCATTTACACTTTTAGCCTTTGATCTTGCTCTATTTTAATGCGCCGTAGATGTCGGTATGCTCCTCGCGTACCTTGGAGCCTACGATGCGAAAAACCCCCTCCGCTAAAGACCTCCTCACCGCTGCCGCCTCCGGCAAGGGCGCGGAGAGGTTCTCCGCCTTCCTTCACGCCGTTTCTACGAAGGGCACCTTTCCCGGTGTAACCGCCGTCGCGAGTATCAATTTCCTCACAAATCCCGCCGAAGGGGACATCCTCAACATCGGCTTGGATAGTTACGTATTCGCCCCCTCGGGTGCCCAGGTCGCCGGAGGAATCCCTGTAGAGATCGGTGGGGACACCGGGGAGACTCTTTCTAATATAATCGCGGCCATCAACGGCACCGCATCAAATCCCCACGCCACGATCGCCGATACCTCTGGAGATCCTCTTCCCGGCGTCGGGCACGAAAGCATCTTCGCGGAGACGCCAAGCCCCGAAACACTCGCGATTATGCCCGCCACCCTCCCCGGCGGCGACATCTTCCCCAGCAATCCCGATACCGCACTCAGCGCCGTCATGGCGAATACGAGCATCGATTGGACCACGCAGAACATGAATCTGATCGGAGGCGCACTCTCCGGCGACCTTAGTGTTTCCGGCGTGGCTTTCCGCGTCACCTCCGAGCACATCTCGCGCGGTTCCCTCTCTTTCCGCCTCCCCGTCTCCCCTAAAGGCATGATCCTTCAGGCGCGGCGCGCGGATGGCTCTTTCCGCTTCGATTTTGCAGATCGCCTCATCGTTAACGGCAAGTATATTGTGCTCGTTTTCGGTGGAAGTGGTGCGGACCTCCTCGCAGGCGAAGACGTCAGTATTCTTTACTGGTAGGAGAAATCAATGCCCCGTTGAAGTCACTGCTCTGGAAATAATCTCTGCGGCGACCTCTGGCACCGGGGCAGAGATCGCTGCTTCTAAGATAAATAAAATTGCGTCAAGTGCGGGTTCTACACCCATCGTCCCTGAAGCCCCCTTGGCCGATGACCTCGCAATTACCTATCTCGACTACACCTATATATTTAACCCTCTGGGGGCGATTATTTCGTCACCCCGCTCTACACTACGCCCGCCTATTACAATTCCATCGCAGACGCCCTCTCTGCGAGCCTTCAATTCTACCTCCCCTTAGAGGAGCCCTCTGGCGTTGATACACCCGCCGTAGATAGGGTCGCTGGGCGCGATATGGTCTTCTCTAACGGAGCCACGATATCCAATCAGGCCGTTGGCTCACCCCCCATAGATCACGCCCAAAGAGACTCTCGCTATGGGCCAGTCCACTTACGGCC